CAGCCAAAGCACAACTTGCAAAGACTAAGGCTAGTCTAGCCGCTGCAGAAGCGGCAGCACCAGCAGCAACTGATTCACGTGTTGCTTTACAAAAATTAACTTCTGGTCAATCATTAAGTGCTGCTGAAAAAATACAACTTGGTTTAGCACCAGACCCAAATGCTGCAGTGCTTACACCAGATGATGTATGGGCTACACAAAAAGTTGGTAATACTGGCAAGACACAGGCGCAATTAGATGCAGCAGCAGGTGCTGTCGAAACCGCAAAATTAATTGGCGGAACTGTTGACCCTAAGACTGGTTATGTGATACCACCTAAGACTCCTAATGTAATAGTTGGTAATCCTGCTGACCCAGCATCTGGTCTTATGACTAAAGAAGAATGGGATGCACTTCAGGCTAAGACTGCAGAAGAAGCCAAACTGCTTAATGAAAAGCGAGATGCATTTGCGCTTATCCAACAGACATTACAGGGTTATGGTTTTACAGATGCTGAGTATGCTGAACTATCTAAGTATATTGAAGGTGCATTAATCAATCCTAAAATTGGTCCTAATCAAATGGTGCTCGAGTTGCGTGCACTACCTGTGTATAAGGCTCGTTTTGCTGGTAATGAAATACGTGTAAAGAATGGCATTAACGCATTAAGCGAAGCCAACTATATCCAACAAGAAAACTCTTATGCTGAATACCTTAGGGCAGGTGGAGTATCTAATCTTGGCAACCGTGCTACATACGCTAAGTTAATTGGTGGAGCCGTTGCTCCAACTGAAGTAGGCAAGCGTGTTAACATGGCAGTAGACCGTGTAACAAAAGCAGACCCTGCAATTATGAGACAGATTTATAAGTACAATCCTAATCTTTCACAACAGGATTTAGTAAGTTACTTCCTTGACCCAGAGAATACTCTTCCTGAATTAGAGAAGAAGGTAGCAATGGGTGAGATTGGTGCAGTTGCTACTCAGCAAGGCTTGGATGCTGGCTTTGGTCGCATTGAAGACTTGCAACAGTATGGCGTTAGCCGTGACCAAGCAATTGCTGGTTATGGAAACATTGGTCAAGTGTTGCCTACGGCAACAAAACTTGGTGACATTTATTCTGAGTCAGGTGTTAAGTACGACCAGACTGCAGGTGAATCTGAGTTCTTTAAATCTAACGCAGGCGCTATGGAAAAACGTAGACAACTTAAATCTCTTGAACGCGCACAGTTCCAAGGTGAGTCTGGCGTAAGTACTCAAAACAATGCAACATTTAATAAGGGCATTCAAGGCACCTTCTAAATAAAGAATCCCGTGTAGACCGACCAGCCCAACACGGCGTAACAGACTGGTAGCAAAAGCCAAACAACATTCCCCGATGTTGACCTTGAGGTTTGCGATTCAACTAATGAAATATGGGAGGACGGTTGCTATGAGCAACAACTACTGGGACGAAGATGAAGACGATACAGACATCAATGAAGGCAGCATGGATGGCAGTGACTTATTAAAGAAACTGCGTAAAGCCAAGCGTGCAGATGAGAAGCGTATCAAAGAACTAACTGACCAACTTGAGGGTTTCTCAAAGGCTCAGAAAGAATCTATTATCAAGAAAGTCCTAGAAAATAAGGGCGTAAGTCCAAAGGCTGCACGATTAGTAGCACGAGAACTAGAAGGCGATTTAACAGAAGAGTCAGTTTCTAACTGGCTTGATGATAACGCTGATGTATTCGGACTACAAGTACAGCAACAGGAACAGCCTGCTAATACCCTTGACCGCGCAGCCTTACGGCAGCAGGACATTGTAACTTCGCAGGCGATTACGCCTGACCGTGCCGATGACACATTACTTAAACTCAACAATGCTGCTAGCGCAGAAGAGATTATTGCAATGATTCAATCGGGCGATTTTAATTAACAACAACCGAAATCTAACATCCTCATAAGGAGGTGCAATAAATGGCTAATGCATATACAACCACAGGCTCCGCTTCTCTAGGCGGTACAGTTGGTGGTGCTGGTCTCGTACAAAAGGCGTATGACCGCCTAATCGAGTTCGCACTACGTGCTCAACCACTAATTCGTTCAGTGTCTGATAAGACTCCTGCACGTCAAAGCATCCCTGGTTCATCAGTTGTCTTGCAGCGTTACGTAGACCTTACAAAGGTTACATCAACTCTTACAGAAACAACTGACCCAGATGCTGTAGCACTTGCTACACCAACATACACAACCATTACTCTTGCTGAGTATGGTAACGCAGTACTAGTAACACGTGCTTTGGAACTATTCAGCCTTGCTGACGTAGACCCAGCAGTTGCTAACATCATTGCGTTCAACATGGCAGACTCAATTGATGATGTTGCACAGACAGTACTACGCGGTGGAGACAATGCTCTCTACGGTGGAACACGTACTTCAACAGCAACACTTACATCATCAGATACATTTACTTCAGCACTTGCTCGTAAGACAACTGCAAAGTTGCGTGCTAACAAGGCTATCCCACGTAAGGGTTCACTTTACTGGGCAGGACTTCACCCAGAAGTTTCACACGACCTTCGTGCTGAGACTGGTGTTGGTTCATGGCGTCAGCCACACGAGTACCAGAGCAATGACTCAATCTGGGCTGGAGAAATCGGTACATACGAAGGTGCATTCTATGTTGAATCACCACGTCTGTACAACGACACAGTAGGTGCTGCTAAGTCAACATCTACAACAACAACTTCTGCATCATCTGCAGTTGGAGCAACTACTCTTACAGTTACATCTTCTTCAGGCATCCTTGTTGGTGACCTAGTAGCAGGAACTAACATTCCTACAGGTGCAAACGTAACAGCAGTAAGTTCAACAACAGTAACAATTGACCAGGCTATTACAACTCAGGTTACATCTGGTACATCAGTTACATTTACACACGAAACACGCGTGTTCAATACCTACTTTGCTGGACAGCAAGCATTGGCTGAAGCCGTTGCCGAAGAGCCACACGTAGTTATCGGACCAGTCGTTGACAAGTTGATGCGTCACCGTCCACTCGGATGGTACGGCGTACTTGGCTTCGCTCGTTACCGTGAAGAAGCACTCTACCGCGTAGAGACATCTTCTTCAATCAACTACTAATAGTTAATTGACGGCAGTGCAGGGGTTGCTCGTGCGCCCCTGCATTGCAGTAAGTCAACTAAGGAGACTAATGACCAAGTACTACTTAACACCTCCAACGGAGGAGTACGGACCAGCAGGCGGAGGACGCCTGTTTATCCGCTACAAGTTGACACGTGGTGTCAGTCTCATGCGCAATAACGGTGTGTGGACTACAACCACATTTCCAACTGAAGATGTAATTAAAGAAGCAGAATTGTTTTACCTTGGCGGACATGAGTATGAAATCAGTCAAGGTGTTTATACAGAGTTAACAAATGCAGGATACGGGGCAAACGTAAGGGCGGTTTAATGGAGCACCAACATATTAGTAAGGTGCTTGAATGGGGATTCAGCGCAGACCATAACTTTGTAGCAAGCCTTTGGGGTTGCGTGTTGTGTGATGTAACAGCAGATAAACCGTTTGAGTATGAAGAGATTTCAATTGACCACACAGCATGTGGTGATGATTGTTTTGGCTGTAAGGCTAAGGGACTGCAACTGGCAACTGGAGATGCAGCAGGCAACATTGTTGCCAGTGGTACCACTCAGAAGAAGTGGGATAAAGAATTAGATTTCTACAAGCAAGCAAGAGCGCAAGGGGTACAACCTGAAGGCACTTCTCGTAAGTCTGTAGAGAAAGCACTTGATGCATCGGCTACTTTAAACAAAGCCTACAATGCAGAAAAGATGCCCAAGGCAACACAGATTACCAAAGAAACCGCGGCGGTAATGAAAGAGATAGGACAAATCTAATGGCAGCAATGAAGAAGGCAGCGCCCATGTCAAAGAAAGCAGACATGAAGCAAGATGCAAAGATGATGAAGAGCATGAAGCCAGCGCAGAAGTCTGCCTTTATGAAGGCTGACAAGAAGATGGATGCTAAGAAGCCATCTGCTAAGGCGGACATGAAGATGGACATGGCACTACGCAATAAGATTATGAAGAAGAAGGGCAAGTAATTATGTGCACACAATGTGGTTGCGCAGACCGCCCAGTAACAATTGACGCAGCAGTGCGTACAAACACCAAGCACATTGCACCTTCATATACAGGTGCATCACAGGTTGGTGGACAAGAACTACATAACTCAGATGCATCAGTCATCACAGGCTGGAATGTTCCAGCACCATACGGAAAAGGAAAATAACAATGGCTAACGAATATATGAATAGCAACGTAAATGGTGCAGGACTAACAGTTCCTGCAAAGGTACGCAAGGCAGCAACAGATGTATCATCTGTTAACAAGGCAGACTTTATGGGTGGAGTTGCTCCAGGAGCAGCACCTATGTCTGCACCTAGTCAAGGTGGTGGAACTCCTAACGGTCCAGCACAATTAATCCAAGGTATCTACACACAGCCAACTGGCGGCGGACGTAAGATTTAATTATGGCTGACCGTAAATCAGCAGAAGACCGTTCAAACATGAACGCAATCTATAAGCCTGTTTCTGGATACTTTGGCAACATTATTAAAGAAGTTAAAGACTTTGGTAGTGCTTATAAAAAGTATTCTGATGCACGTGGCGATATTCGTCCAGGTGCAGATGCTCGTGCTGTTCAGGCTGGTAAAAACTATGATGCTGCAAAAGGTCAACTTGGTGGAGCATTGATAGGAAAGCGTTATGACAGCAAGGGAAGAAGCAAGTAATGCCAAAGGGTATGGGCTTCAAAGCCGCACAGAAGAGCATCGCAAAGAAGAGCGGTGTGTCAATGAAGTCTGCTGGTGCAATCCTCGCATCCTCTACACGCAAGGCAAGCCCAGCAGCAAAGAAAGCAAATCCTAATTTAAAAAAGGTTAAGGGAAAGTAATGGCAAAATCACCAGCATGGCAGCGTAAAGAAGGCAAGTCACCTACGGGTGGATTAAATGCAAAGGGACGTGCATCGGCTAAGGCTCAGGGTTCAAACCTAAAGCCACCTGTTAAGTCTGGTGACAATCCACGCAGAGCAAGTTTTCTTGCTCGTATGGGTGGTATGCCTGGACCAGAACGTAAACCTAACGGTGACCCTACCCGCTTGTTGCTATCGCTTCAAGCGTGGGGGGCATCATCAAAAGCAGATGCTAAAAAGAAAGCCGCTGCAATTAGCGCACGTAACAAAGGCAAGAAGTAATGGTTAAGAAAGTTTGGGAAACGCCTAACCCTAAGAAAAAATCAACACCATTAACACCTGCTGCTAAAGCATCAGCAAAGGCTGCTGCCAAAAAGGCTGGCAGAAAATATCCTAATCTTGTAGACAATATGAGAGCAGCGCAGAAGAAGGGTAAGTAATGACTACATACGGCACAGCAGTTTATAACGGCACTACATACACATTGTATGGTCGTCCTGGTTCTACTCTTCGTGACGAAATAAATCGGCTTGCCAATGGTGGAGAGTATCCACCTTATACATCTTACCAAGATGAAGATGGTGCAGTAAATGACTGGGCTGGTACACCTAACGGTACTCCTATGGCTTCTGCTCTTAACTTAAAAGCAGACCCTAACCGCAAATATCCTGAATACAAAGGTAATAACGCAGTTGCATCAGAACTTGCTGGCATTACTGACCCAGCCAAATACCTTGAAATTGTCACTGCTCTCAGATTGATACCTAACTAATGACTACATTTAATAATTTAATTGATGACGTACAGTTGGACCTTTCTGGTTTTACATACCGTCAAGACCGTGTTACCTATTTAGTTGGCGCTGCAACTAGCAGCGACTTAGTTCTCAACGTAGCCTCAACTGAAAACATTGGTAAAGGTATTGTTGAAATTGATGATGAAATGATGTGGGTAGATTCTTATGACCGTCAAGCAAACACTATTACTATCGCTCCTTTTGGGCGTGGATACAACGGCACTACTGCTGTTGCTCATAGCACTAATACAAAAGTAACTATTACTCCTACATACCCACGCTATGCAGTTAAGCGTGCAATCAATGACACTATTGGTGCGGTATACCCAAAGGTATTTGCAACTGGCTCTTCAGCCGTATCGTTCTTGGCTAGCCGTACAACATACCCATTGCCAGCAGATGCTGTGCAGATTCTTTCAATGGCATGGCAATCAGTAGGACCAACTAAAGAATGGCTACCTATTCGTCAATGGCGTTGGGACCCACTAGCCTATGCAACTTCTTTCCCTACAGGTAAGTCTGTTTCTATCTATGACAACGTACTTCCTGGTCGTACTATCAATATTATTTATGCACACATTCCTGGTGCTATGTCTAATTTGTCCGATGACTTTGAGACAGTAACTGGATTACCTTCATCTATGAAAGATGTAATTATTTATGGCGCAGCGTGGCGCCTGTCTTCTTATGTAGACCCAGCACGTATTTCTATCTCTTCCCCTGCTGCTGATGAATTGGATGTAAAGCGTCCATACGGTACAGGAACAAATGTAACAAAGAACCTACAAGCGTTGTACCTGCAACGCCTTGAAGAAGAATCTCTAAAACAGAAACTTCAGTACCCAACCCGCGTCCACTATTCACGATAGGCGTATAGATGACAACACGTAAATATAGTTCCCGTTCTCAGCAAACAACACTCACATCAGCAGTTACCTCTGGTGCTGTTGTTCTGCCAGTAGTTAGTGCAACCACCCTTCTTGGTGGAGCAACTGTTTCTACTGGTCAGACATTTACTGTTGTCATTGACCCAGATACAGCCCTTGAAGAAATTGTAGAAATTACGGTTGTTAGTGGTAACAACCTAACCGTAACTCGCGCAGTTGATATGGCTGGTGCAGCAGCACAAGACCACTCATCAGGTGCTGTAGTACGACACATGATTATTGGTCGTGACCTTCGTGAATCTAATACACACATTGAAGCATCTGCTGCTTACAATGATGGTACTGGTACACACGCATTGCACGGACTTGGTTCATCAGATGGTTCTGTAGTAGGTACAGATGCAACACAGACTCTTACTAACAAGACTCTTATTTCACCTACACTTACAGGTACATTAGAAAATGATGCAGGAATTACCTTTGAAGGTTCAACCGCTGATGCATACGAAACTTATCTTACCGTTGTAGACCCAACTCAAGACAATACAATTACATTACCTAACACAACAGGTACAGTTGTTATTGCTACTGCAACTCAAACTTTAACTAACAAAACTTTAACTAGCCCTACAATTTCAGGCAGCCCAGTTATTACTGGTCTTTCATCTGCTGGAATGTCAGCATCATCTGCTGCTCCTAAGGATTATGTTGACTCTATTCTTGGCTCAGCAACTGCTGCATCTACTAGTGCAGCATCTGCTGCGACTTCTGCATCTAGTGCAGCCACATCAGCAACTAGTGCTGCTAACAGTGCATCTGCTGCATTAACATCAGCAAACTCTGCTAGTACATCTGCTACTAGTGCCGCTGCATCAGCGGCAACTGCTACTACTCAGGCTACTGCAGCAACAACATCTGCTACATCAGCGGCGGCTTCTGCCACCGCTGCTGCTACCTCTGCTAGTTCTGCTTCTGCTGCTGTTACCAGTATAACAAACATGACGGGTTCTGGTCTAGTTAGAGACATGGGCACAATTGCTGACCCAGATACAACTACAGCCACATACATAAGTATTGCCACCGTAGCAGACGCTGCTGCTGTTAGTGCTACC